GGTCTTGTTACTCACATCGTACTTCGTGTGCATTAACGTGTTCGGCTTTGGCCGTGCAATGGGTTGGTATTAAAGGAGAGTGCAATGAACCTAATTGATTTTTTGAGTGAGATTGAAGTTGATGGAGACGCTTTACGAGATGTACTGAGTGATTTGTCGATAGGGATTTTGATATCTGAACTAAAGAATTTCAGAGAGTGTAGGATAAATGACTACCTATCTGTAAAAGATGGTGTGTCAAGAAGTATCTACGTGCACGGCGATCTTGAAAAGGATGCATTTGAGATTAGCAGACGCATTGAAGCACTTGACATGATCCTAGATGAGTATGTAATAGGCCATGAGCCATTCGACTTTGAATCAGTTGAATGGTGGGATGACAAAGAAGGACTAAGTTAATGAGTGTAGAGAATATAGTAGTAGCAAACGAGCGTTTTGATTTAAACACGTTAGACGTAAATAAGTTTATGGATGTAATCCGCATTACAAGTTACATCATACAAGAGACAGGATTGCACCAGCGAGGCATTCGTTTTGATGGAGGAGTAATAGCATTTGGTGAACCTAAGTCTGAGGAAGATTATATTACGTACAACCTCCAACACAATCTGTTGTTCTTAAATGAGGAGACGTTGACCAGTACTCAGTATAGGGCAGGGTTAGGTATTGCCTCATTGTTTGATTTAACTGTTAAAGAGTATGACAATGCAGAAGACGGAGAGGTTTTATAATTGTTGGGATGATGACGATGGTATTGTCTGTCATTTTGACATTACCATCATCTCAGAACCTGATTCTTTTGATGAACCCGGTTACGAACATGTAGCCGAAGAAGAGTACACCATTGACGGACGGGAGGTGTCCTACCATGAATTCACTCAACACACGGGGATCGAACAATCGGATATGGCACATGAACGTCACCGACATTATTGATAACCTAGAACTATCCGAAGGGGAGTCTGTACGACAGAACTGTCCTGAGTGTGGCGGGAGGAATACTTTCACGGCTACACGTAAGCAAGGTAACATCATATGGAACTGTTACAAGGCATCATGTGACTGTTCCGGGACAATGCGTAAGAATTACTCAATGGATACTATTGTATCTAAAATGCGACAAAAGCAGGTAAAAAAGACAGTAGCATATCCATCCTTCCAAATCCCAGATCATTTTCTTGATGTTCTATATACAGAGCATGAAGAGTACTTACGATCTATCCATGCATCAAATGCAGAGACGATGCTCGACATCAAAGAGAACAGAGTCGTATTCCTGATCAGAGATCCAGAGACATACGAACTGGTTGGTGCGATTGGCCGTGCTATGAACAAACAGAAACTACCAAAATGGAAACGTTATGACAGGAATCCTGACCTCTTGTATTTCTCTGGCAATGGCACCACTGGTGTTCTTGTGGAAGATGTTGCTTCTGCCTGTGCAGTTGGCAATGCAGGTTATACGGGTATTGCTCTTCTGGGTACTTCCCTTCACGATAATCATATTCATCGTTTACTTCGGTTCCAGCATCTTATTGTGGCTTTAGATAAAGATGCATCAAATAAAGCAATAAAAATTAAAAAAAGGCTTGACGACTATAGGAACACATCTGTAGTATTACTCCCAGATGACCTGAAGTATTTCCCTCCCTCAGATATTCAGGTCATCCTTTCTTGAGTACCTCCCGTTATGCCCCTCCTCGTGAGGGGCTTTTTTTATCCATCGATATGTGTTAGACTCCGCTACACGAGATTCTTGGGAGGAATTGTGTGAAACAGGAAATTATTCAACTACTACTCAATCGTGAGTTCTACCTGAAGAACAAGCACCGTGTCACTGCGTCCTTGTTTGAACACTCTGACTTGAAACCAGTTTACAGGACGTTAGTCAGCGCACATGAGAAGTACGACACTGATCTGACTATTCAAGACTTAGAAGCATTGTTTGAAGCTGAAAACCCAACAATGCCAGATTCAAAGTTAGCTAACATCAAAATCTTAATGCGTGAACTTGCCGCTAGACCTGCAATCAACATAGAGATTGCAGAGGATGTGATTCATCGCACGTACCAACAAAAAATCGGTAATGACATTGCAAACATTGGCATTGAGATTGAAGCAGGTTCACTACGAGAATTAACTCCACTCAAGCGTCTATTAACAAAAGTTAACGATGACTTTACGATCATTGATGATGCTGTGGAATGTACGACAGACTTGGATGAACTTCTTGCAGATACATCAGACGACAATCGCTGGAAGTTCAACATTCGTGCCCTTGATAATAAAGTCCCCGGCATTACAGGTGGGGAACTTTGTATTCTCTTTGCAAGACCAGAGACTGGTAAGACAGCCGCACACGTTTCATTGTGCTACAGCCCCGGTGGTTTTGCAGATCAAGGTGCTAAAGTGCATACGTTTGTTAACGAAGAGCCTGCCAAAAGGACAATGGTTCGTGCGGCATCCTCATGGACTGGCATGACCGACAAAGAGATGGTGGATGATCCTGAGTTTGCAAAGGCTGAATGGAAAGCCATACGAGATAATGTCAAGATTAGAGATGCCCATGGCATGTCTATCGAAGCAATCGATGCGTATTGTGAAGTCCATAAGCCAGATGTGCTTATTGTCGATCAGCTAGATAAAGTTCAAGTGCAAGGCACATTCTCTCGTACCGATGAAAAACTTAGAGAGATATACACTCAGGCACGAGAGATTGCCAAGCGACATAACCTTGCTTTCATTGCGATCAGTCAGGCATCCGCAGAAGCTGAAGGTAAAACTCGCTTGAACCCGACAGAGATGGAAGGTAGTAAGACAGGTAAGTTCGCAGAAGCTGACTTAATCATCGGTATCGGCAGACATGAGTATGGTGTCGATGAAGATCCAGACTACACTCGTCACCTTTGTGTCGGTAAAAATAAAATCTCAGGATGGCATGGCACTATCGTCTGCTTGATCGAACCAAGGATTAGTCGCTATGTCGATTGATACAAAAAAGATTTTAGTCTTAGACGTAGAGTCTACGGTCCAACGTGTCGATGACAGAGTCGATGGCAGTCCATTTAATCCTGAGAATTATCTTGTCTCCGTTGGAGCAATGTGGGTAAAAAAAGGAGCAACCCTTGATGACGTACAATATTACTTCTTTGACCATAACGATATTCCAATTAGTTATAACGTATTGGATTCTTATAACACTTTGAAAGCTATGATTGCCGAAGCTGACATTCTGGTAGGCCACAACATTAAGTTTGATCTACACTGGCTTCAACACAGTAACTTTGATGTGACCAATAAGATTTATTACTGCACTATGATCGGTGAATATGTGTTGTCCCGTGGTCAAAAAAGACCCCTTGGACTTGACGCTGTATCAACCCGTCGTAAAGTGCATCTGAAACAGTCAGAACTCGTCTCTGAGAGGTTTAAATCAGGTGAAGGGTATGAGGCTATGCCAATGGAGATTGTAGAGGAATACGGACGGTCTGATGTACTTTCCTGTATGGAGGTGTTCTTATCCCAAGTCGCAGAGTATGCGGAGAAAGAAAACATTAATCTCCGCAAGACTCGCAACATGATGAATGAAATGCTAAAAGTCTTGCTAGAGATGGAAAGAAACGGCATTCATATCGACTTAGAAGAGTTAGAGACTGTCGAGAAAGAATACACTGAAGAGAAAGAACGATTAGAGAATCGCATGTACGAAATTTGTCGTACAGTTATGGGCGATGTCCCTATCAATCTCAACAGTCCTGCACAGTTATCTGAAGTGATCTACTCTCGTCGTGTACTTGATAAGAATGAGTGGAAAGAAACATTCAATGTAGGTTTGAATAAACAAGGTAAGCCGCTACCCCGGCCACGTATGACTGACAAGGAGTTCGCCAGTGAAGTCAAAAAGCAGACAGAAATTCTTTATCGTAAAACAGGGGAAACCTGTCGAGACTGCGAAGGTCAAGGTACGTTCTTTAAGACCAAGAAGGACGGTAGTCGATTTAAAAAACCAACCCGATGCTCAAACTGTGCAGGGATTGGCATTGCCTTTAAAGACACAGACAGAGTCGCAGGATTAAAGCTAACTCCGAAGGGTGTCAAAGATGTCTCTGCAAATGGTTTTGTGACCAGTAAAAGTGCAGTTGGTGTTCTGTTAGCCCAAGCACACAGAAAGCATAATGATCTTGCTGTAGAGTTTCTCCAGTCGATGATGCGACTTAATGCAGTCACTACCTACCTCACATCGTTTTGTGGGGGCATACGCAGGAATACACGGCCTGATGGTCTACTACACACAACTTTTAATCAGTGCGTGACCTCAACTGGCCGTTTGTCTTCTTCAGACCCTAACTTCCAGAACCAGCCACGGGGAGGAACATTTCCAGTACGTAAGTGCGTCCTGTCTCGATTTGATGGTGGCAAGATTATAGAAGCTGACTTTTCAGGACTTGAATTCCGGGTTGCCGGGGAATTATCTAAAGATGCTCAGATCATTGCGGATATCTTGGAAGGGAAGGATGTACATAAACAGACTGCATCGATCATCCAACAAAAGCCTGCTGATCAAGTTAGCAAAGATGAACGACAGCAAGCCAAAGCCTACACCTTTGCACCACTCTATGGTGGCCGTGGGGCAGGTGAGCCACAGCACGTACAGAACTACTTCCGGGAATACTTCAACATTTATGAAGGCTTGGCCGAATGGCACGAGACTTTACGCAATGGCGTACTAGCCACAACCAAAGTCGTCCTCCCATCCGGTAGAGAACTCGCATGGCCTGATGCCAAGCGGGAGGCAAACGGTTGGGTGACCTATGGTACACAGATTGTGAACTATCCTGTGCAGTCATTTGCCACGGCAGACATCGTACCACTTGCCTGCATACGTGCTTATAAAATGTTAAAAAATCGACAGGTTAAATCGTTATGTGTATTGACTGTACATGACTCAATTGTTGTCGATACACATCCTGATGAAGTAGACATTGTGAAAGAGATTTTAATCGATGCAATGGAAGGTGTTGTATCTGAGATTAAAAAGCGTTATGATTACGAAATGGCATTACCCCTAGCCATTGAGATCAAAGCAGGGGAAACTTGGTTAAACGGAGACGTTATATATGAGTAATGTACAAGTGTACAACGACATGAACGCCAATCAGCTTATGGCTATGATGGGCGGTGGTCAACAACAACAGCAGGAAGAAATGACTAATCTTCTTCCTCTTTTAAAGATCAACTATCAGGATGAAGATGCTGATGGCAACGAACTCAAAAAGGGTCTGTTTGTATTGGGTACTGGTGAAGACGCTGTCTACGCCAAAGAAGTCAAACTTCGTGTCTTCGGAGATTTCATGCAGTATCTGCATTACGATGCGGAAGCTGAAGAAGTAGTCAACCGTTCGATTATTCATCGGATGGGTGATGAGCCTATCGACGAAAAGGGAACTGTTCGTTGTGGTCGCCCAGCAGGTAAGGATTACCACGCACTGTCAGATGATGCGAAGAAGAAGTACACAGGGATTACGTGCTTCCGCTATCTCTACGGTGTTGTCACCATGGAAGGTGCTACTGCGACTGGCGAGAAGAAGTCCATTGAGGCGACTCCTTGTCTATTCCGTACTAAGGGCGCATCGTTCCTTAACTTCACTAAAGAAGTCATCGAAGGATGTAATTCTAAGGGCGTGATGTTCCAACAGCTAGAATCTACGCTGACAACACAACGCCACAAAAAGGGTTCAGTGACTTACTTCACTCCTCACTTTGCTCCTGACTTTGCAAATGTATTGGAGATCACAGAAGGTGATGCTGAAATCATGCGTAACATCTTGGAGACCATTAAGATGGTTAACGACGATATTCGTCAGAAGCATGATGAGTCACTCAAGTCGAAGCAGTCCAATGAGAAAGTCATTGAGGCTGTGGAAGGTGAACTCGTTGAAGATGAATTAGGATTATAAATGAAGATCCCTAACGAACACGAAATCAAGGTTCGTAATCTTCTTCAAAAGATCGGGGCGGGGGACTTATCCCCCGTTTCTGATGAGTTAATCGAAGAAGCAGGTGAACAGTTTAAGCAATCATTGCGTAAGCAGTTTGTAGAACCTCGTAAAGATTTCACACTTCGCATGAGTAATTTGGGTAGGCCGACTTGTCAGTTGTGGTTTCAAAAGCACTATCCAGACATGGCAGAAGAGAAGCAGTACGACTTCGTAATGCGTATGCTGATCGGTGATGCTGTTGAAGTTCTGTCGTTGTTTGTGATGAAGCTTGCAGGAGTCCCTGTCGAGTCAGTCTCAGGTAAAGTGTCGATGAATTTAGATGGAGATACCATCAATGGTGAATACGATGTTGTCATTGATGGTAAAGTTTGGGATGTAAAATCTGCATCACCATACTCATTCCAGAATAAGTTCAAAGACTTTACATCAATGCGTAACGATGACCCATTTGGATATGTGTCTCAAGGTTACGGCTATGCTCGTGCTACAGGTAAACCATTCGGTGGCTGGATTGTTGTCAATAAATCAACTGGCGAAATGAAGTTTGTTGAAGCAGAAGAAGATCAAAATTTGATCAAAACTGTTGAAGCAGATATGGTGAAGACTAAGCGTACCTTAGATAAAGATAAACCGTTAGAACGTTGCTTTGAGGATGTTGAAGAAACATACCGCAAGAAACCTACCGGAAATCGTCATCTAGGTATGACATGTGCTTTCTGTGATTACAAATTTCAATGTTGGGAAAACTTGCAGTTTAAGCCATCTGCCGCTAGTACGGCCAAGAATAGACCGTGGAAGTATTACACTGTCTATACCGAAACAGAGACAACTGATGAAGTTCAGCAGGGCGGCTAGGAAACATGGCTATCGATCAGGTTTGGAAAAAACTGTTGCAGATCAAATCAAAAAGCGGGGACTGGATGTTAAGTACGAAGATGTATCTTCAAGAATTAACTTTACACAACCCGCTATTGATCGAACGTACACTCCTGATTTTATCTTGCCTAATGGTATTGTGGTGGAGACAAAAGGCAGGTTTACCCTAGAGGATCGCAAGAAGCACCTCTGGATTAAAGAACAGCACGGCAGTAAGTACGATATACGCTTCGTATTTTCTAATTCTAAATCAAAGATTCGTAAAGGATCGAAAACAAGTTATGGGGATTGGTGTACAAAAAATGGATTTCAGTACGCTGATCAACGGATACCTGATCAATGGTTTAAAGAAAAATGAAATTTACAGTTAACAAAAACGAAGCGTACATGAAGATCAAGATTACAGATGATCACGAACTCAAATTTATGTACGGGTTTAACTTAGAGCAACCTGAAAACGGCTTTGACCCTGAAACACCAGAAGGTGAAGCACTGGCGGATTGTATTGCAGTGATTGCCGGGCTAGTCCATCTGTCGAAACATCATCCTGAAGATGTCATTGAAGTTGGCAATGCCGCTATTGAAAATGGTGACTTTGATCTTGGAGATGAAAAGTCAGAAGCAATGGCAAGGTTCATGCAAGGATTGTCTGAAGAAGAAATTGAATTACTCCACATCAAACCTGAAGGAGAAGCGTAATGTCTGAAAATAGAAAGAACTGGGCATCGTTCTTTGAGCAAGTACAGGAACTCCATGGAGATCACGCATTTGATTATGAGCCTCCCGTGGACATGGTGAATAAGCCGAAGCATTACATCCTGAACGAGGACTTGGAAGTCAAGGACGTGCGGGAGGCTCTTCTACAGAAGATTATGCGTGATGGCATGGTAGTCCCTCACGAAGATGTGTACGACTGGATCACAGCGTGGGAGTACGTTACACGTGCTTTGTTTAAGAACGGTGTCGAAGATATGCAGAAAGCCATTTGGTATTTGAATTCTTACATTGCCCGTGTCGAAAAAAGAGGTGACTATGTCTACAAGTCGAAAGCTGATTAAAGTTAAACTACCAGAAGCGCAGTTAAAAGAAATTATAGTGTTTACCAATGACATGCTCCAGATGATCGAGACCGATACAAGTGACCTGTCAGAGGAAGAGGCGTATGCGCTCAAAAAGATTCGGCACTCGTTTAACAAAATGCTGAAACAATTTAAGGACCAGACCGATGACAACAATACTTCCCCCTGACATTGGTATGGATTATTATCAACACCACTTTCCTATCAGTACTGGAAGCTACCTCCCACATATTGTTGATTCTGTGGAAGTTTTACAAGGTGTTTATGATGCACTGCACAACCATGAGACTAATCAAGAACGTGTAGAATATCAAATACTTGCAGAAGATTTGGGGAAAGTATTGCAAAATATATCTGCAATTTCTGGCAAAATGGGTATACCTTTGTCCGATCTTGCGAGAGCAAACTTATATCGTTACGAACAACAACAGTCGATTGAGGAACATGATGATCAAGATTGATTATTCAAGAGATGAGAATCTCTCAGAGCAAGCCCTAAAAGTTTTGCGTGAGTACTATATGCTCCCAGATGAAGAATCACCACAGGATGCATTTGCTCGTGCCGCTGTAGCCTATTGCGGAGGTGATTATGAATTTGCACAGCGTATCTATGACTATGCGTCAAAAAATTGGTTTATGTTTGCGAGTCCTGTTCTCAGCAATGCCCCGAAACAAGACGGAAAGGTTAATGGTCTTCCTATTAGCTGTTTCCTTACTTACGTGGGGGACAATCTTGATAGCATTTTTAATCACCGTGTTGAAGTGGGCTGGCTATCTGCTAAAGGTGGTGGTGTCGGTGGGCATTGGTCTGCCGTTCGTAGCGTAAGCAAAAAAGCACCGGGTCCTATTCCTTTTATTAAGGTATTGGATTCGATGATGCTCTCAGATAAACAAGGCACAACACGTAAGGGCAGTTACGCTTCTTACATGGATGTTGATCACCCAGACATCTGGGAGTTCGTAGAAGTCCGTGTGCCTACTGGCGGGGATGTAGATAGGAAATGTCTAAATCTATTCCCTGCAGTCAACGTCACAAATGCATTTATGGAGGCAATTAGAGATGACACAGACTGGAACTTACGAGACCCTCATGACGGATCTATCAAAGATACAATCTCAGCTAGAAAGCTTTGGGAAAGAATACTTGAAGCTAGGCTCAGAACTGGGACTCCTTACATTAACTTTATCGACACAGCCAACGCAGGCTTACCAGAAAGCCAAAGAAAACTTGGACTTCGGATTAACGGCAGTAACCTCTGCAATGAAATCCACCTCGCAACAAGTGAAGAACGTACAGCAGTCTGTTGCCTCTCCTCAGTCAATCTTGAATACTACGATGAGTGGAGAGACACCAGAATGGTCCAAGACCTTATTAGACTCTTGGACAACGTACTCCAATTCTTTATTGACCATGCACCAGAACAACTTGCAAAAGCTAAATTCTCTGCTGAAAGAGAACGTTCACTCGGCTTAGGGGCTATGGGCTTCCATGGGTATCTCCAAAAGAAAGGAGTCCCATGGCAGTCCATGCAAGCGTCTGGTATCAACTATGCAATCTTTAAAAGTATGAAGGAGAAAGCAGTTGAAGAATCTAGGCAATTGGCTAAAGAACGAGGTGAAGCACCAGACATGGCAGGCACAGGGCTACGCAATGCTCATCTACTTGCGATTGCTCCGAATGCTAACTCGTCTATCATATGCGGGTGCAGTGCGTCTATTGAACCTATCAAGTCAAATGCGTATACGCACAGAACACGTGCAGGTTCGCATCTGGTTAAGAACAAAGAACTAAAAAAAGTGTTAGAGGGGCATGGTGAAAATACAGAAGCAACATGGAAATCGATCATTGCGAACGAAGGCTCTGTCCAGCATCTGGACTTCTTGTCAGATGATGAAAAGGACGTTTTCAAAACAGCCTTTGAAATCGATCAAGAAATCGTTGTTGAACATGCGGCGAAACGTCAGGAGTTCATCTGCCAAGGACAATCAGTAAATCTGTTCTTCCCGGCAGGAATTGAAAGGGCCTATGTCAATCGTGTTCATGTCAAAGCTTGGGCTATGGGCTTAAAAGGTTTGTACTATCTACGCAGTGAAGCAGGAGTTTCTGCTGACAAGGTGGGTATGCAAATACAACGTGATGCGTTAATTGATTTTACTGGTGAAGAGTGTGTTAGCTGTCAGGGGTAACCATGGACGAAAAAATAGAGAACATGCTGTGCCGGATCAATCTTATCAAAGATTCAGATCCGTTTAATAAGCGGATACTGAATGACGCATACGAAACGTTACAGGATACTTTTGAAGAAATGAAACGATTACGTATGCATAACAATCAATTAATGAATGTGATTTATCAGAATCAAGGAATGATCGAAGATGGTGAGTGATTACGATACACGATGTACTTGCAATATTTGTGAGTGCCAATTTGATCTTGAAGAGGAAGGGGGCATTGATGGATACTTAGGTGTCCTAGCCTTTTCCCTCTGTCCGATGTGCCATAGTGGACTAGATTTGTTGTATACAGAAATACATGGGTGCAGTGATGATGAAGACGAAGAGATTTAGCAAAGGACTATTTGCAAAGTATGATCAGCAAGCCCGACAAGCGACAGTTGATTATTTTAAACACATAGGCTTTTCTGCCGTAGAGAATGACGACAAATACGCACAAGATCTAGTTGTGGTAGGGGAAATAGATACCTACCCTGAAAAGTATTTTGTTGAGTGTGAAGTGAAAGCAGTATGGAAAGGAAGAGACTTTCCGTACCCCAATGTACAACTCCCCTACCGCAAAAAGAAATTCTTCAACAAGCCAACGCAGTTCTTCATTTGGAATGAGGACTGCACTCGTGCGGCTACATTCTGGTCTCACGATGTGAAGCCATTAGAGCCTGTTGAAGTACAAAATGTACACATTGCAAAAGGCGAATATTTCTACCAAATTCCTCTAAACTTAGTCACTTTTGTGGAGAGAACTATATGATCGTTAATGGTGTACACATAAACGACAAGGGCATGCCTATTGATAGTTTTGACCTTAAACAGGCAATCATGGAAGCATGGCATGTAGTCGATGATCTAAAGCTTCTCATGCAACGCTTAGAGTACATGAATGAGGATCAGATAGCCTCAGCTATACACGGACTGGAGATCTTCGCTGACATGCGCTGTGAGAGCCTCTGGAATACCTTTGAAAATTGCATAAGTAACGGAGTATTTGATGGCAACAATAGACGTACAACAGAAATTACTGAAACTTTGGATGAAATTGCTGAAAGCTTCGGTCAAGAGAAACTCTAAAAAAATAGCTAAGATCGAATCGAAACTTATTCAAATAGAGTTAGAAAAGAAAACAGGATCGACATAACGAACCGTAATAGATCGGATGGGTTTCTTTTGCTCATCCGATACCACAGTCCTCATTACCACAGTCATACGTCTTTCCAATATTTCATTGAAGTATGGAATCGGTGTTTCCACAAAATCTTTGACAGGATTTAATGGAAAAGAAATAAAAGTCGCTTGACTGCCCATCTGTAGTCCCCTACTATCATTATACTGTTTATTCTTGTTATATCGTTTTTACACGAAAATAACACAAAGGAAATGTCCCTATGCTTAAATATGAATACCAGCCATTAACTGCTCAAGACTATGTTGCCTTAGCAGATGTGGCAGTTCGTGCTAAAGAAAAGAATCAGCTAGACATTGCAGATATAATTATGGAACGAATGGAACTAGACTTAGTCCTGATTGGAAGCACTACTATCCAAAAAGAAAGAAATGTCAATATTGATCATTTGGACTAGCTGAATATAATTGTACGTTCGCCTTAAAAAAATCAACTCACAACGGGAGACAGCAATGTCTGTATTAGAACCAAACGTCACTTACAAGCCATTCACATATCCATGGGCTGTAGAAAAAGCCATCTCACATGAGAAAGTCCATTGGGGAGAGTGGGAGGCTTCATTGCAAGATGACGTTGCACAGTGGAAGTCTGGAGTCATTACTCCAGCAGAAAAGAATCACATCGTTCAGATCTTGAAACTATTCACGCAATCTGATGTCGCTGTAGGTACAAACTACCTAGAGTTTTATATTCCTAAGTTTAAGAACAATGAGATACGTGCCATGCTCACAAGCTTTGCTAATCGTGAGTTCGTGCATCAAAGATCGTATGCGTTGATCAACGATACATTGGGCCTCCCAGAATCTGAATACTTTGCTTTCTTGGACTATAAAGCAATGAAAGAGAAAGTTGAGTTCATGCAAGACATTGACGTACACAGTCATGCAGGCTTATGTAAGGCGGTTGCTCGTAGTGCAATGAACGAAGGTATGAGTCTATTTAGTGCCTTTGTTATGTTGCTGAACTACCAGAGATTTGGTAAAATGCGAGGCATGTGTGAAATTGTTGAATGGTCAGTGAGAGACGAAACAATGCATTGTGATGGGATGGTCAAGCTGTTCCGTACATTCTGTAATGAACATCCACGCATTGTCACTGACGAATTCAAGAAAGAGATTTATCAAATGTTCCGGGATGCCGTTGCTTTGGAAGACAAAGTCATTGAGTTAGCATTCAACATGGGGGACATTGAAGGTTTGACTGCAAAGGAAGTGAAGCAATACATTCGCTACATTGCAGATCGTAGATTGATTCAGCTAGGGTTGAAAGGAAACTGGAAGGTAAAGGAAAACCCTCTGCCTTGGTTGGATTGGGTATTGAATGGGGCAAGCCACAAAAACTTCTTTGAAGGGCGTGTGACCGATTACAATGCCAACGGAATGACGGGAGATTGGGGGTGGCACTAATCATGGAGACCGTATGCAAAACCCGAAGGCGAAAAGTAAACCTTTATTAAAGAATGCATTTATTTTAGGAAAACGCTGTTTCCTAGAATTAAAAATTAACAATCCTTACAAGAGAACCTCACAGTTGTACAAGGAGTGGCAACGAGGATTCAACTCAGCGTATTTTGAAAACTTGGAAAGGATTGTTCAGCGATGAAAAAGAATTATGTATTTGAAGATGGAGAGTGGTGGTACGTTGGCCCTAAGTATCGTCAACGTATAGACTCTCACGAACAGAAAAACAAAGACCGCATGTTCGTTGCAGGACAGTACATCCCTAAGACCCACCCGATGCACAAACCGGGACGCTACGAATCATTTGAAGATGCGTGGAGTCATCGTGATCTTGATGCAACCAAGCAAGGGTATGTTTACGCAGTGATCAACCCTGCATGGGAAGATTGGGTGAAGATTGGCATGGCTGTTGAAGCAGAAGATAGGGTTCGTGCGTATCAAACATCTAGCCCATATAGGGACTACAAACTGTTAGAAGCCGCATATGTACAAGATAAGCGCAAGGCCGAAGCCTTGGCTCATAAGTTGTGTGGTAGAGTCTGTGAAGACAGAAATGGGGAGTGGTTTAAAATGCCACTTGATGTGGCACAAGTCATTATTAGGGGACTGTCGGTTCCTGAGTCTGAGGAAATGCTTCCTGAGTCTGCTGTACAGTTGCGTATTGTTTAAAATCTCTGAACATTTGCTCTTCAGGATTTTCTAAATCATCATACTTATTGTACCCAGCCGCTGAGAGTAGGGCGACACCAAGGGCAGTGCTAAACGCTTCCTCCTGTGATACTAACCCTCTCTCAGCGATTTTCTTAGATTGTTCTAACACCCGAGTGTAATACTTTTCTTGTGTCATTACACGTGCTGTTGCTTCTGCAATCCTTGCTTCCCCTCCAGTCAGTTTAAATAACCATCCTGTAAGGAATCTTCCCAAACGGAATTCTTTTGTCAAAGGTCCGTATGCAACCATCTGCACGTCAGTCACAATCTTTTCTAATGCACCAACATCAGCAGTTCTTGATCCTGCAACCTGTGCCCCACCAAGACTTCTTTGATAGCTTTGAGCAGTACGTCCTAGCTGAGAGATGAATTCTTTTGCGGCTGGGTTGTTATTGGTTGCAGTTGCAAAGATTTGTGCCTGTGTTGAATTAGGACGCAAGATAATGTTCGCAATATCGACGATAGATAATTTTGTGACCTCTCCTAACTCTTGTGTTGGTGTATACACACGAGTCAGTAAGGATTCCATTGAGGCTTCACTCAAGGCTTGTTGCGCCTGAGTTAAACCAGAATCTAACTTGTCCCCTTGCATTCCAGCACGAGTCCAGAGTTCATTAAACTTCTTGGCTCCTTGCTGATCCCTGAATAATCGTCCTAAGAAGTCAATCGGATCATCTACTTCTAAGAACTTCTGAAGTGTGCTTGTGTTTATCGCTTTCTCTGCTTGCTTAAATCGACGATTAATCTGAGCAAGTTGCTCTGCTTCTTCAGTTGAGATAGCACGTTCTTCAGCTTTTGCTTTTCTTCTTGCCTCCCGCTTAGTGACTTTCGCTTCAGCTTCTGCTGTTGCGACACGAGCCTTTGCACGTTCGGCAGGCTTAGTTACCTTCTCAAGAGAAGTTTTAATAAAGCGTAGTTCTTCTAAAGCACCCGGTATGACATCTTCATACTGTTTCATACCTTGCAAGTATTCATTGAGACGATCTAACACTTGTCTTGCTTGTGCAATGTTTTCAATGTTATCTGCTTTAGGCATTACACCTTTAGACTGTGTGAACTTCGCAAGTAATCGACGACCGATGTTATTAGCAAACACACCTTGGACATCATCTGGCATTGCATCAAATAAGCTTTTGATCTGGGTCCGTTGACCAGAAGTGGCCTTTGGATTTGCAAAGAATGCGATAATCTTATCCGCAGTTGCGTTGATGTCTGCGTCGGTACGAGACCCGATAATATCTTTCTGCCACTCTTTACCAGTCTTAGTACGCCACCGTGGTTTGAATTCTTCAAAGAACATATTGAAGTCATCACGTGCTTTAGTTGCAGGAAGTGAAGTACTAACATAGCTATCGACTTGTGCAGTTAAATCATCAGCAAACTTCTGGAAGTCCCTGCTTAATTGATACAAGACACGAGACTCTGCACCACCAACATTCAATGCGGCAGAGGATGCTCTGACTTGAGAATCCCGTGCAGACATTGCAATGATCTCAAGGTCACGCAGATTGATGGTAGGCAACTCAATCGCCTCACCTTCTTCTGCAATTGCACCCGGTGCTTTAGGTTTTGCTCCTCGTTGAATTAATTGACGCATCTGCAATGAGATACGAGCAATATCCTGTGCAGTGACAGCTTTGTCGAGTTCATCTTGAAGCTTGGCTAACTGTTCATCTAACTGCCCTTTAGGTACAGCAGGTGCCCCCGGAACAGGGACGACAGCCTCATCCCCACGGAACATACGGATAAACTTACCTACCGCACCACGAGCAAACTCAGGGTTGGCACGAATGAAATCTTCACTACCAATACGTGCCAACATGTCATCGACAATCTGAGCAGACTGTTCTGGTGCGATAGTAACAGCACGATACGCTTCATCCTTAGCCGCACCTAATGTTGCCTTAGTCTCTAAATCTTTTTTGAGTACGTCATCTAGGATTTGCATTGTGCCATCGTCATTGATGGCTTCGTTAATATCATCCAATCGTGTTTTAGCGGCATTGGATCGTTCAAGAGTCCGTTGCAGATCACGTGCGGATGCCCCAAGTTCTTCTTCGGCTCCTGTAATCTCAAGTTCTGTCCGACGAACTTCAGCTTCTTCAACAGCTTCTGCTTGTGCCCTACGTGCTTCAGCCGCTTCTTCAGCCGCTTTCCTTTCTGCCGCCGCACGTGCTTCAATTTCAGCAGTCTCTCTTTCAATCTGAGGTGCGATGGCTTGTCGTGCTTCGATACCAGCCGCTTCACCTTCAGGTGCTAACTGGGCACGTCCTATTTCAACCTTTTCCCCAATTGCTCTTAAACGTTGTTGTTCGTTTGTGGTCAATAATTGTGCAAGTAGTTTCTCAGCTTCTGTACCACCTTTCTTGCTTAACCCTACAAACAGACGGATTAGACCCTCTTCACCAAGAACTTCACCTAAAGAAGGCGCATACTCCCCCTTTGCGGGAGGCGGCATGTCTACACCTGCCAAGGTCTCATTAAGATCCTTGCCTGTCAGATTCTTATAACGAGTTGCAGTCTGTTCGTACATCTCTTCATAGATTGCGTTGATCTCGTCTTGTGTCTTGGCATTAGCAAGTCTCTTGTTGTTTTCATAAACAATCTGACCTAACTCTTCAATGACACGTTCATCAAGTTTCTTGGGACCTGAGAACAATGCGGCAAAACCTGCTGATAGGTTACGTCCTAAATAGCGTAGTCCGGGAGCAACACGTGTAATTTCACCAGCGGCACTTGCAAAGTTAAGTGCGACACCAAACGCCATACTTTCAATCAGCATCTGTGTTTTTGCTTCAGCCATGGTCATGTTAGGATCACCAAAGAATGTCGCAATATCTTCGTCAGCCGCTACAGCCGCACCTACAGATACAGGTATAGCCCCTTTAGGAACTGCTTTAGGTAACCCTTGTGTGCCTAACTTGACATACTGATACGCCTTTTCAAGTGCTTCAGGTGTAAAGTCATCAACACCTTTTACAAAAGATTTAAATGCTGGGACTTTTTCTGCTAATGCAATAAGTTTCGGTGCTTTATCAGCAAGCTTGAGTACTGCCATGCCTCCCGTAGTTAACTGCAGTAATTCAGCCGCAATTAACGCCGCTTCGTTCTCTGTCGATACAGTAGGTATGGCTTTTTGGAATCCTTCAAAACCTAAAATTTCAGGCATACCCGCAATACCACGGGCAGTGTCAAGAAGGGCTTTGTCGAAAGTTTGAGTAATTTCATTAGCAGTTGGAGGAGGTAAAAACTTCCGTTGTCCATCTTCATCGGTAATAATCTTACCGTTATACATTGTGCCAATGCCGGGGATTGTAACGTCCATAGACACGACGTTCTCTCCAGTAACCGCATTGTACTTATCTTCTTTTTGTTTGAAGATGTTTCTAAGTTCTGCAGACTCTTCAGATGTTAACCCAGATTCATTTAATGCTCTTTCAATTTCTGATGGAGACATATCTTTCAACATGATTCCTTCAGTTTGAGGTAACACTCTGCCTAGTAGTTCTTGTTCACGATTCAACAAGTCCTCACCGTAAAAACCTGTTAGTGATGTAGGAATAACTTCACGTTGTGGGACATCTTGAACTTCTGGTTGAGGTTGCGGTGCAGGTGCCTGTAACCCAACTGGAACGTCTTGGTCAACAGTGGTAGGTTCTGGGGTAGGAGTAGGCTCTGGGGCAGGTTCTTCAGCAAATAACCCCGATAAGATCCCCTGCAGATTAGTAGAAGGTACTTCGGGTACTTCAGGAGTTTCTTGTGCGGTAGTTTCTTCCTTTTCGTCCTCTGGTACTTCAGGACGAAAAAGTTGTTGCATTATTGTTTCTAAATTCGTTGCCACAAGATATCCTCGTTAAATGACTATGGTAATACCAGACTGTCTCAATTCTTGAGCAGTAACACCCTTTCCTTCTGGCTGTCCTTCAGGTCCAATTTTGTTGTAGTACTTCCCTTCACCGCTTTCGTCAATAAAGAAATAGAGTTTTCCGGTTTCTTTTGTTCCATCTTCGTTTTCTCTTTGAATAGTAACTTCAATCGCAGTTCCTGTAATCTTTGTTTTTTCTTGAACAACTTCGTCTACATCTCTCGATAAGAATGATGGTGCGTCTACTTCCATTGCAGGAATTCGTGATTTCTTAAACTCAACAACTTGTTCAATCGCTTTCTTTTGCTCTGGTGTATACGACATCACTGTGTATGTTTCAAACGCAGAATGGTTTAGTAAGGCTTCTCGTGAGTTCTTCACATTTTCAGTCGTTTCTGCCCAGAAATTTTTAGACTTCTGATAGAACTCTTTAGCATTAGATGCAGAGAACTGTTCCATTGCACGTTTCATATCCGCATCGGACGGACGCACATTGTCGTTGTTTGCTTGAAGATACGCATACGCATGACGTGCAATCATCGCATCCAGTACTTTTGCACGAGTTGCTACATCAGATGCACTTTGATTTTCTAAGATAAAGGAGTCTAACTTTTTAATGCTTTCTGAAGAGTCTGGTTTATTATCAGGACCACCAAATCCAATTACTTGAACTCCAGCAATCTCTACCTTCAAACGATTAACAATATTTCCTACTGT